GAAGGCACTTTTAATTTAAGTTCTTCTCAAGCAAGTAATTTTTTTACTGGATTTTTTACAAAAATAGGCAGAATGGTATTTTTTACTTGTGCAGGACAAGTTCCCTCATCCGGAAATAGTGCAACACAAACTTTAACAGGCATGCCTTTTACTACAAAAGATCAAGCGGCTTCACAAGAGGGCTCTGATTCTGCGGCAGGTGTAATTTCTTATGAAAGTAATAATGGAAAAACAGCATCTTTTGTTTTAAGAAATAACAGCACTCAAGCTAATTTTTTTCAAAATGATAATAACGTAGCAACACACGCCACTTATAGTGAAGACCATTTTATACTTAGTGGAATGTATACAACAGATTCGTAAAGGAGGTAAATATGGCATTAAGTAAAGAAATCATAATATCTGGAATACAACTTGATTCTGATAAAACAGTATTTGTTAATAAAGATACTGTGGTTAAAGAAGATGGTAAAGTTTTGTCTACATCAAGGCATAGACAGGTTATAGTTTCAAGCATGACAGATAAAAATGCAGATGGAACTTACACCACATATCCAACAGATGTTTCTGGAGAGCCACAAGAGGTTCAAGATATTTGTAATGCGGCTTGGACAGATGCAGTAAAAGCGGCTTACATTGCAAAATGCAAAGCACAATTAGGGTAAATGTCTAAACTATCTATAAACAATACTTACTTTACACCAGTAAAGAAAAGAACAAGCATAGGTGATTCCTCTAGAAGCAGACCAAAAAACAAAAGCACTAGAAGATTACACAAAAGAACGAGAGGACAGGGTAAACCATAATGCCACTAGGACATGGATCAATAGCTGAGTTTGCTGTAGCTTCTGTCAGAGGTGGTGGTGTACAAAACGTAGGATCACCATTTATATCTGGTTCATCTTTTGCGGCTAGCGTAGGTGATGAATCGGTAACGGGTTCTGCATCTATATCTCAATCTGGTTCAAGTTTAGCTTCTACCTTTTCTATAGGAACAGAAACTGTAACCGGTACTGCTAGTATCACTACAACAACGGCAGGGGTAATAACATCTGGTTTAGGCGAAGAGACACCATTTGGTGAGAGCTTCCAGAACCTTGTAACATTATCAACAGGATCTCCAAACTTCTTTATTTGGAGTGAGGTTGATGATTCACAAACTGTAACATGGACGGACGTAGAACCGGGGTCCACAGACTAGGAGAAATAAATGGCTTCAACATTTTCAAGCGCATTAAACTTAGAGCTTCAAGCCAGTGGAGAAAACTCTGGAACTTGGGGTGTAATAACAAATAACAATTTACAAAAGGTAGAATCAGCAATCAAAGGATATGTGTCTATTGCCATTGCAAGCACAACTGATGCACTTGCTACATCAGATGGATCTACCACAGACGAACAAAGTAATGCCATAATTAAATTAACAGGCACACTTACTGGTAATACTACCATGCAGAGTGAAGCTGTAGAAACATGGTACATTGTTGATGATGCAACCACACACGGTGGTAATACACTAGGGTTTAAACCAGCAGGAGGAACCGCTGTTAATTTAGTAGAGGGTGCAAAACACATTTTGTATTCTGATGGTTCTACTATGTTTGATGTATTAGCTGATGCTGGTAATGTAAAAGCAAACGGAACACTAACAGTTTCTGGAAATACATCTCTTGACGGTGGTACTTTTGTATTTAACGAGTCATCAGCAGATTTAGATTTTAGAATTGAAGGTAACGGTGATGCAAACTTATTTTTTACTGATGCGGGTAACGATAGGGTAGGTATTAAAACAAACTCACCCTCTACAGAGTTACATGTTGTTGGTGGTATTAAAGCCACAGGTGCAATCGACTTTGATGGTGGCGGGCTTACATTTAATGATTCTGGTGCCGCTCTTGATTTTAGAATAGAAACAGATACTTTAACACATGCTTTCTTTGCAGATGGTTCTGCCGATAAAATAGGTTTTGGTACATCATCTCCTACAAGTGCGTTTGTTACAATAGATCAAGCAAGCTCTACAGGTGCGATAGCTTGTTTAACATTAGACCAAGGTGACGGCGATCAAGAGTTTATTAGGTTTGATGGTACAAGTGCTTCTGATGGATCAAAGAGTATATCATCGTCAACAGACACAGGTGGATCAAAGGTAGGTGCAATACGTATTAATATAAATGGTACTGATCGTTTTATAAGGATTTATGACTCTGCGATTTAATTATGCCTTTATCAAAATTACAGATAGCACCGGGAATAGATAAACAAAATACCGAATATGGAGCCGAAGGGCGTTGGGTAGATTGTGATAATGTTCGTTTTAGATACGGCTTACCAGAAAAAATAGGTGGTTGGGAAAAAGTAACAAGCGATGCACTCGTTGGTGCAACAAGAGCGATCTTATCTTATTCTGATTTAAATGGTGTCAAGTACATTGTGTATGGCACAAATAAAAAATTATACGCTTACTCTGAAGGTAGTTATGCTGACATAACACCAACTCGTTCTACAGGCACAGGTAACATTACACAATTTGCAACAACAAACGGATCTTCCACCGTTACAGTCACTGACTCTAGTCATGGTGCTTTGATTGGTGATTTTGTTACGATTGCTAGTGTAAGTGGTGCAGTGGGCGGAATATCTGCCGCTAATCTACAAGGCGAGTTTGAAATACTGACAGTTCCTAATGCAAATACTTATACAATAGAAGCAAAGGCCGCGGCTAGTTCTGAAACAACTGGAGCTACAGCTAATGCTACGTATCAAGTTAATACTGGAGCGGCCGTATCTTTATTTGGTTATGGTTGGGGTGCAGGTACATGGAGTACGTCAACATGGAACACTTCTCGTGAAGGTCTAACAGGTGCAGATAAGCCATTGCTAGAATCAGCAAAGTGGGCACTTGATAACTGGGGTGAAGATGTATTAGCTTTACAATTTAATGGTGGCTTGTTTTACTGGGACACCTCTGATGGATTAACAAGTTTAGCTACCACAACAGAAGTAAGTGGTGCTCCAACTAAATCTAGATTTATGCTCGTGTCTGGTGATGATAGACACGTTATTTGTTTTGGCACAGAAACAACAATAGGCACGACATCTACACAAGATAATATGTTTATTCGTTGGTCTGATCAAGAATCAACGAGTGATTGGACACCAACTGCTACAAACACAGCAGGATCATTTAGATTAGTTGATGGTAACCAAATTAATACGGCTGTTAGATCAAGGGGTGCTGTCATGATATGGACAGATACAGCATTGTATTCTATGCAGTTTATTGGTGCGCCTTTGACATTTGGTTTTAAACAAATTGGTTCTAATTGTGGCGCTGTAGGTATTAATGCGGCCGTTGATGTATCTGGTAACTCATACTGGATGAGCAACGATTCTTTCTTTGTGTACGATGGTGCTGTAAAAAAGATACCTTGTTCAGTAGAAGACTATGTGTTTGATGACATTAATGAAAATGCAAAACAAGATGTATTCTGTGCGGCTAACTCTAATTATAACGAAGTTATGTGGTTTTATGCATCTGCCAACTCTGATCAAATTGATAGAATGGTAATATACAATTATGCAGAAAAACTTTGGTATATTGGCACACTTGCTAGAACATCTTGGTCTGACTACGGTGTTTATCCTGTGCCGTATGCTACACAGTTTTTATCAACAGACACAACTGCAACTATATCTACAATCACAGGATTAAAAGCTGGTAGAACATTTGTATTTTTACATGAAACAGGAACAGAAGATGATGGCTCTGCCATGGCAAATCATATTGAATCTGGTGATATAGATATTGCTGACGGTGATAACTTTATGTCAATATCAAGATTTATACCAGACTTTAAAGACTTAACAGGTACAGCAGACATCACAATTAAAACTAGACCATATCCATCTGGCACACAAACAACTCACGGATCATTTGATGTAACAACATCAACAACAAAAGTTAACACACGTATACGTGGTAGACAGGTTGCTGTTAGAATTAGCAGTGATGCTACTGGTGATAAATGGCGATATGGCACGATGCGTTTAGATATTCGACCAGACGGAATGAGAGGTAGCTAATGGCAAAGATTGTAACACCACGTTTACCAGAAGCAACAGACGAATATAGTAGAGAGCAAATATCTCAGCTAGTACAAACATTAGAGCAAGTTATTTTTGTTTTAAATAATACATACATACCAGAAAAACTACGTGAAGATGATGAGCGTATTAGTTTCTTTTTATCCTAATGCCTAACGTCTATACTAATCACAAAGCAAAGTTAGCTAACACTAACCTAACAACAATCTATACTGTGCCTGCAACAAAGACAGCTATTATAAAATCCATACGCGTTGCAAACGAAGACACAAGTAATGATTGTAACATCACCGTTACACTAGTTGATACAGGCAGTGTTATTTACATGATAGAAAAAGATAGAACAATACAAGCAAAGAGATCACAAGAGCTTCTTGCGACCGGTAATATGGCGCAAGATTCTGCCGATAGTTCGGTAGCAGGACCAACGCCTTTGATAGCCAAAGAATCTGAGATTATCAAGGCTCAAGCTGAAAACGCAAATGACTTGAGTATAATCATAAGTGTGTTAGAAATATCTGACGTATAGGAGAAAATATGAGAACTGTAAGAAAACGAGACGGAAGCAGACCTGTAGCTATGATGAAAAAGGGTGGCAAGGCAAAGAAAAAACCAAAGAGAAGAGTGTAATGCGAAAAGGTTTATATGCTAACATACACGCTAAAAGAAAGCGTGGTGGCAAGATGCGTAAGAAAGGCGCTAAAGGTGCACCGACTGCCGCAAACTTTAGAAGAGCGGCACAAACAGCGAGGAAAAAATAATGACTAAATTATGTCCAAGAGGTAAAGCCGCGGCTAAACGAAAGTTCAAAGTTTATCCAAGTGCTTATGCAAATGCATACGCTTCTAAAATCTGTGCTGGTAAGATCAAAGATCCTAGCGGTGTGAAGAGAAAAGACTTTAAGGGGCCTAAAAAAGCTATGGGTGGTATGATTGACTTTAATAAAATATCACAAGATCGTAAGAGAGTATCTAGTTTCTCTCAAGGTGGTATTGCAAAAGGTTGTGGTGCAATCATGGCAAACAGACGTAAAAAAACAAAAAGACCAAAACAAAGAAGAGCAGTAGCGTAGTGTCTGGTCATA